AACTTTAACGACACTTCAGTTATACCTGATAGGTTTAATCACGTTGTTATTGATGGCGCTATGATGTTTATGATGCGCTTTCGTAGCAATGAACAAAGTGCTGCCATGCACCAAAACAACTTTGATCAAGGTATAAAACAGATGCGTAGGGTGTTAGTTGATGATCCTCTTATTGTAAGATCCACAGTAATAACAAGATCTAATACAAGCACATTCGGGAGATTTATTTAACAATGGCAGATAATCTAGCCTCGTTTAAGATATTCTGTCAGGGTGGGCTAAACACTAGTAGAGATGTTTTATCCCAAGGTGAAACTGCACCTGGTTCTGCTATAAAGCTTACAAACTATGAACCATCTGTTACTGGTGGTTATCGTAAGATAAATGGATTCAGTAATGACTTTGGAACAGTAACAGGTACAGGAAATGTGCTTGGAGTCTGTGTAGCTAATGGTATTAATGATGGCATATTAGCTTGTAGGACTCCCTCTAGTGGTAATAATTATTTACATAAATGGAATAACTCCACAAGTGCATGGGATGCCATAACTACTTCTGGGTCACCTACTATGTCAGGTGTAACAAAAGTTAGATTTACTAAATATAATTTTGGTAGTCCAAAGGTAATACTTACAGACGGTGTAAACCCTGCTGCTACATATGATGGATCATCTTATACGCAGATAACACATGCTAATGCACCTGACGATCCTAAAGTATCTGCTGTATTTCAAAATCATATGTTTTTAGCAGGTGATCCTAACGAAGATACCAATTTATATTTTAGTGCTCCTTTAGCAGAAACAGACTTTAGTGCTGCTAACGGTTCTGGTGTAATAAATGTAGGATTTCCTGTAGTAGCTATAAAGACGTTTCGTGATGCTTTGTTTATTTTTGGCAGTAACAACATTCGTAAGCTTGTTGGTAATAATATTTCTAATTTCGTATTAGAATCTGTTACAGATAATCTTGGATGTTTAGCTACAGATAGCGTTATAGAGATAGGTGGTGATTTATTATTCTTATCTCAGGATGGTTTACGTCCTATTTCTGGTACAGATAAAATAGGCGATGTAAACCTAGAAACAGTATCAAAAGACATTCAATCAGTTTTTACAGATGTTGTTTTTGATATTGACTTAGATGGTTTAAACGCTGTTGTTATCAGAGGTAAAACACAATTTAGGTATTTCTTTGCTGCTGCTGATACGCAAGGTGTTATAGGTGGATTTAGACAAACACCTAATGGCTTACAGTTTGAGTATGGACAATTATTAGGTATCACAGCTACCTGTGCAGATAGTGGTTACATAGGACAAAACGAATTTGTATTACATGGAGATAGTACAGGTAAAGTTTATAGACAAGAAAAAGGTAACAGCTTTGGAGGAAGCGATATATTCAGTGCTTTCCAAACTCCTTACTTGTACATGCAAGACCCAGAGCAACGTAAAATATTTTATACTATAGCAACTTATTTACGTTCTGAAGGTGATAATGAAATATTAATGTCAGCAGTATATGATTACGAAGATGTAAATGTATTAAACCCCAATGACTTTACAATAAGTAATGAAAATGCTGCTGCTTATTATAACGAGGCTGCGTATGCTGCTGCCGATGCTACTAGTGGTGCTGTTTACGATGGTAGTCCTGCGCCTATACGAAGAACAAATATATCAGGGTCAGGTAAATCAGTTTCAATAAGGTATGTTACAAATGATACAAAAGCATCACACAGTATACAAGGTTTAGTAATTACATTTGGGGTAGGAGATAGGTTATAAAATGGCAGGTTATTCAAGACAATCCTCATCAACAATACAACCTAATGAGGTTATTAAAGCTGCACCAGTAAACGCAGAGTATAACGCAATACGAGATGCGTTTGCTTTGTCAGGTGGACACAAACATGATGGTAGTTCTACCGAAGGTGCATACGTACCTCTCATAGCTGATACTGATGCTTTAAACAAAGTTGTAGTAGATACTAGTAACAATAGACATGGGGTGTTTGTTGAGGTTTCTTCTTCAGCAGTTGAACAAGTTAGATTTCAAGATGGTGTAATCGTACCTGTAACAGATAATGATATAGACTTAGGTACAAGTTCTGTAGAGTTTAAAGATTTATATCTAGATGGCACAGCTACAGTAGACACACTTCAAGTAGATGAAAATGCTACAGTAACAGGTAATCTTTCTGTAAATGGAAATACTACACTTGGTAACGCAGCTTCAGATACAGTTACGGTAACTGCTGATATTGCCTCTGCTCTTTTACCTTCTGCAGATGATACGCATGACTTAGGTGCTACAGGTTCTGAGTGGCGTGATTTATATATAGATGGGCAAGCTAACATAGACACTCTTGCTGTTGATGCAAATGCTACGGTAGCAGGTACTCTTATAGTGACAGGAGCCACGACACTAAACGGTGGTCTTGTTATGGACTCAGATAAATTTACCGTTGCAGATACAAGTGGTAACACTTCTATTGGGGGCACTCTTACAGTTGCAGGTGCAACTACATTAGCTGCTACATCTTTTGGCGACGCAAACATAACCAATGTAGGAGACATAGCGTTAGACAGTATTAGTGCAGATGGTAGCACGATTACTATTACTGGTAATACTACGTTTGCTGATGGTTCTTTTGATTTTAATATAGCATCTCACGATGGTACAAATGGACTTGCTCTTGGTGGCACAGTAGTAACTGCTACTGCTGCAGAGCTAAATATCTTAGATGGGGTAACTGCAACTACTGCTGAACTTAATATTATGGATGGTGTTACATCCACTACTGCAGAGTTAAACATACTTGACGGAGTAACTGCTTCAGCATCAGAAATAAACGCTTTATCTGGTCTTACTGCTACTGCTGCAGAGCTTAACACACTAGATGGTGTCACAGCAGTTGTAGGGGAACTTAACGCACTAGACTTAGGAAGCACTGCAGTTGGTACTGCTATTGCATCTAAGGCTGTAGTGTTAGACTCTAATAAAGACTACACAGGCATTCGTAACTTTACAATAACAGGCAACTTAACCGTAGGTGGTACTACTACAGTTGTAGATACTGTTACTATGAATGCACAGAATGCTGTTGTGTTTGAAGGTGCTACTGCTGATGATCACGAAACTACACTTACTATTGTAGATCCTACAGCAGATCGTACAATTAATTTACCAAATCAAAGTGGTACTATCCCTGTACTAGCTGCAGTAAGTGCCACTCAAATTAGTGCTACACCTGAAGAGTTAAACATCATGGATGGTGGTACTTCTGCCACATCAACTACACTTGCAGATGCAGATAGAGTCGTAGTTAATGATGCAGGAACTATGAAGCAGGTAGCTCTTACTGACTTTGAAACATACTTTGAGTCAGCACTTGATACGTTATCAAATGTAACTACAGTAGGTGCTTTAAATAGTGGTAGCATCTCAAGTGGCTTTGGTGCTATAGATAATGGCTCATCTGCAATTACTACAACAGGCACTGTAACTTATGGTAGTTTATCAGATGGGACTATAACTATTACAGGTTTTGTTGATGAAGATGATATGTCATCTAATAGTGCAACATTAGTTCCTACACAGCAATCAGTAGAAGCTCGTATTCAAGCTGTAAACGCAACTGCTAATAATGTAACAGGTCTTAATGCTACAGGTCCAGAGCTTAACACTGTAGCAGATGTATCAGCAATTAGTCCTGACACTTCTACAGCAGTAGCAAACAACGATGCAATACTTATGTTTGATAATTCAGCTACTGGATTAAAGTATTTTGATGTAGACTTGCTTGATACATACTACGCACAAACAAGTAAAACACTAACAAACAAAACTCTTACTAGCCCTGTTGTTACAGGCTTACATCTTAACGATGCAGGTTTTACTGTAGAAGGTTCTAGTGCTGATGGTAATGAAACTACCATAGCTTTTACTGATCCGACAGCAGATAGAACTATTACATTCCCTGATGCTACAGGTACGATTGCTTTACTAGCAAGCCCTACTTTTACAGGGACACTAACTGCTCCTACTATAAATGCATCAACTGCTTTACAAATAGGTGGCGTAGCAGTAACATCTACAGCAGCAGAATTAAATATACTTGATGGTGTTACATCGACAGCAGCAGAACTAAATATACTTGACGGTGTTACAGCTACTACTGCTGAATTAAATCATGTAGATGGAGTTACATCTAACATTCAAACGCAGTTAAACAATGCTGCATCAACTGGAAAAGCCATAGCAATGGCAATGGTATTTGGATAAAAAGGAGTTTTTAAATGGCAAATCCAAATGTGGTAGCAGTCACCAATATTCTAGCTAAGACAGTGCTAGATGCTGATGTTGCTGCAAGTGCAGTTAGTTTATTAACGTGTGCGGCAGATAAATTATGTAAACTTAATTCGTTAATTATAGCTAATATAGATGGCACTAACTCTGCTGAAATATCTGTATGGATTACAAGATCAAGTGCAGATCATTATATAGCTAAGGGTATTACAGTTGCAGCAGGTAGTACATTGTTGCCAATTGATAAAAACATGGGGCTATATTTAAACGAAAGCGATATACTTAAGATACAAGCAAGTGCAGCAGGAGATCTGTCTGCTGTTCTTTCATACGAAGAAATAGATGACGCTTAATAGAAAGTAGCTTAATGAAGTCTTTTGGTAATATTGCAAAGGATAGTGAGATCAGGGCAGTGGCCTCTGGTGCTTTAACTAATGGTGCATCTGTTATTGTTAATGCAGATAATACTGTAAGTGTTGTTGCAGAAACTTCTATTACTCAATCTGTTGGTAGTGAGGTAGTTTTTGAAAGTGCTACAACTGAATATATAGCATCTACATTTGATAGCTCTAACAATAAAGTAGTTGTAGCTTATAAAGACGATGGCAACTCAAACTATGGAACAGCAGTAGTAGGAACTGTAAGTGGTACTTCTATAAGTTTTGGATCACCTGTAGTTTTTCTCAGCAACCAAGTAAGATTTTTATCTGCTGCTTTTGCTTCTAATGAAAACAAAGTTGTTATAGCTTTTCGTCACGACAATAGTGATGGTGATCCTTATGCTGTTGTTGGAACTGTGAGTGGTACAAGTATTAGCTTTGGATCTGTTTCAGCAATTGTTACCGATACGATGACAGCAGAGCCTATCGCTTGCATTTTTGACAGCGGCACTGGTAAGATTGTCGTAGCCTGGACTAACTCAGCCGTATTTAATTTTGGTTATGCTGCAGTTGGTACAATAAGTGGCACTGATATTTCTTTCGGCACTGGTGTAATTTTTGAAAGCGGAGCTACAAGAGATATTTCTGGAACTTTTGACAGCACCAATGGAAAAGCTGTAATTGTTTTTAGGGATGATGCAGACAGCGATAAAGGTAAAGCTGTTGTTGGCACAGTAAGTGGTACAAGTATTAGCTTTGGTTCGGCTGCAGAGTTTGAGTCTGGTGACACTAGAGTTACTGCCTCAACTTTTGATACAGATAATGGTAAAGTTGTAATCGCTTACAAAGACATAGATGATAGCAGTAAAGGTAAAGCAGTCGTAGGAACTGTTGATGGTACTTCTATAAGTTTTGGTAGTCCTGTAGAGTTTGAGTCTGGTAATACTTCAAGCATATCAATATCATATAATCAGGCTGCTGCAAAAACTGTAATTTTTTATGCTGACGGAGGTGATTCTAGTCATGGAAAATTTATAGAAGGAACTGTAAGTGGCACTTCAATTAGTTTTGGGTCTGCTGTAACTTTTAATGCAGCCAGCACTGAATACATAGCATCTGCATATGACAGCAATAGTAAAGTAAATGTTGTTTCTTTTCACGATAATGGTAACTCAAGTCACGGTACGTCTGCCGTTGTTCGTAGTGCTTATAGCCAAACTAACCTCACCTCAGAAAACTTCGTAGGTTTTTCAGATGGTGCGTTTGCAGATGGACAAAGTGCAATAATAAATACAACAAACAGAATTGACAGAAATCAAAGCAGTCTTACTGCAGGGCAAACTTTATTTGTTCAAAATAATGGTACACTAGGATTAACAGCAGGTGATCCTTCAGTAACAGCAGGAACTGCTATATCAGCTACGGAACTAATAGTGAAAGGTTAAAGAATGAAAACTATCGTAGAAACATCAACTAAGTTAAGCAAGTATCTACTTGCAGATGACGTAACAATAACAGCAACAGCAGATAATATTACAGTGGGTGATCCTGCTCAGTTTATTATTGCTGATCTAAATAGCGGCAATACTACTATTGTAGAAAACGTAACTAACGCACCAAGCGATTGGGTGGGCAACAAGTACAAACTAGATGGTACAACTTGGTCAGCCAACTCAGATTGGGTAGACCCTGATGAGGATGACGGAGAGTAACAATAATGCTTCGTGTCATAGGCAATGATGAGAGTTTAGCAAGACAGGAACGTGTCTTAGCTAGTGGCACACTGCCAAGCGGTAAGCCAGTTGTGGTCAACTCTGATGGCACTGTTAGTGTTGTAGGAATAAGCTCTGCTACTGCTGCTATAGGGTCAGAGTCTGTATTTGAATCTGCTACAATGTCAAATATATCATCTACTTTTGACTCTTCTAATAATAAAGTTGTTATATCTTACAAAGATGCAGGAAATGGTGGTCATGGTACTGCTGTGGTAGGAACTGTTACTGCTAGTGATAATAGTATTTCTTTTGGGACTCCAGTTGTATTTAATGCAGCGTCTACAAGTAGAACTGCAATTACTTTTGACTCTTCTAACAACAAAGTAGTTATAGGGTATGCAGATAATGGTGATAGCGATAAAGGAAAGGCTATCGTAGGCACAGTCAGCGGAACAAGTATATCGTTTGGTTCTGCTCAACAGTTTACAAGCAGTAGCGATTCTGTAAATGCTGACTTTGCAGCAAGCTTTGATTCTAGTGCAAATAAGGTTGTATTCTCATGGAGAAATAATTCAGGAGGAACAAAGACAGGTAAATCAATTGTTGGAACTGTGTCAGGAACTTCTATAAGTTTTGGTACAGCAGCAACTTTTGAGTCTGGTGCTGCTGATAAAATTAGTGCAGCATATGATGCCAATGCGGATAGAACTGTAGTTTTGTATCGTGATGATGGTAACTCAAATTATACCTCAGTAGCTGTGGGTACAATATCAGGAACCTCTATAAGTTTTGGTACACCAGTAGTCATAACCAGTTCTGCAATGAGTGGTGATTCTACTGCGATTGCTTACGATTCAACAAATCAAAAATTAGCTTTATTTTACTCAAGATCATCTGAAGGTAAAGTTGCTGTAGGTGTTGTATCAGGAACTTCTATAACTATAACTGAAAGACCTACATATGGATTTGAATCAGGAAACGCACATGCTCTCAGTGCTGTTTATGATGCTAACGCTAATTTAGTTGTAGTTGCATATCGTGACCCACAAGATTCCAGCAAAGGAAAGATAGCTTTACCTAGAATATCTGGCACAGACATTCTTGATCCAAATGACACAATGCCTAATGCAGGTGGTCATGGGACACCTACAGTATTTGAAGCAGGTACAGTAACACAACCAACTACTCTTGCTTATGATAGCAATGCTAAAAAAGTAGTTGTTTCATATACAGATGACAATAACTCTGAACATGGTACATCAAGAGTAGTACAAAACGCTTACTCAAATGCAAACCTTACCTCAGAAAATTACATAGGAATATTAAGAGGTTCTGTTTTTAATACAGGTTCTGCTGCTTCTGTTGGCTCTACAGCTACTTATAATTCTGGTAGTACAGAAGCAAAAATGGGAGCTGTTTACGATAGCAACTCTAACAGAGTAGTTATTGCATATAAAGACGCAGGTAATTCTAATTTCGGTACAGCGATAGTTGGAACAGTAAGCGGAACCTCTATAAGTTTTGGCACTGAAGTTGTTTTTTTAAGTAGTGCTAATGATGATGGTGGAGTTGCTTTTGACAGTACAAATAATAAAGTAGTTATTACAACTAAAGATACTGGTTCTGGAAATGATGGTAAAGCATTTGTTGGTACTGTTGATCCATCAGATAACTCAATTAGTTTTGGAAGTGCGGCAACATATGATACTAATAGCCCAGGACGAAATGGGGTTACGTTTGACAGTGTTAGTGGAAAGGTAGCTGTTTTCTATACAGAAGGGTCTAGTCCTTTTCAAGGAAGAGTTAGAATAGGTACAGTAAGCGGCACTGATATTTCTTTTGGTACTGAAGCCAACCTTTCTTCTAACAGACCTAATAGTTTAGAAGCAGTTTTTAATAGTGATGGTAAACTTATTATTGCTTTTAGAGACGTTGATAATTCTTTAGGAAAAGTTGTGGTTGGTACAATAAGTGGCACTGACATTTCTTTTGGTTCTGAAACAAGCTTAGGAGTTAACGCTAATCCAAAGGCAGCAGTCTATGATAGCTCTAATGATAAAGTTCTTATCCTATATGAGGATGTAAGCACTTCAGATGCTCTTACTGGTGTTGTGGCAACAGTAAGTGGCACAAGTGTTTCTGTTGGATCAGCAGTCCGTATCAATGGAACCTCTTCTGCGTCCGATCTGTATGTCAGTGGTGCAGCATACAACGCATCGACAGGTACAATAGTAGCAGCTTTTAGAGATAGAAGTAATAGTAATAAAGGATCTGCTGTAGACATAACAATTAGTGGCACATCTCTCTCAGTAAGTGATAAACTTGTTTTTGAAGCAGGTGATACAAGGTTTATGAATACAGCCTATGATAGCACAGCAGAAAAAGTAGTAATTGGCTTTCGTGATCATGATGATAGCAGTATTGGTAAAGCACTTGTGTATAGCTCAGATACAAGAGCAGTCACTAGAGGACAAGTAACCGATGGTAATAATGGTATCATAGATACACAAGGTGGCATATCAGAAAATCAGTTAAGTTTATCACCAGGTAAACGATATTTTGTACAAACAGATGGTACATTAGCTACAAGTGCTGGTAATCCTAGTGTCATTGCAGGTACGGCTGTGTCTGCGACTAAATTAATAGTGAAAGGGTAACTATGCTAAAACGTATAGGGGCTGAAGAAAGTGGTGAGTTTAAAGCAGTAGCCAGTGGTACGTTATCAAGTGGTAAACCTGTTGTTATAAATAGTGATGGAACTGTTAGTGTTGTTACACCAGTTGCTTCACAGCTTGGTACGCCTGTAGAGTTTGAGGGTGGATCAACACAATTTGTAGCAGCAGCCTATGATACTAGCACAGATAGAGTAGTTATAGCTTACACAGACTCAGGTAACGGTGGTTTCGGTACAGCAGTAGTTGGTACAATTAGCGGCACAAGTATAAGCTTCGGAACACCTGTAGTATTTGAAAGCGCAAATGCAGATATGATAACAGCTACTTATGATGCTAGTAATGAAAAAATAGTTATAGCATACAGAGATGTAGGTAACTCACAACATGGTACAGCAATAGTCGGCACAGTAAGTGGCACTACTATAAGTTTTGGAACTGCTGTAGTTTTTGAAAGTGCGCAGACAGATAGAATAGCAAGTGTATATGACTCAACTTCTGAACAAGTAGTAATTGCTTACAGAGATGATGACAATAATGATTATGGCACTGCTATTGTAGGAAAAGTAAGTGGATCATCTATAAGTTTTGGAAGTCCAACAGTATTTGAAGAAGCCAATGTTCGGTATCTTTCTATAGTGTACGATTCAAGTAATGAAAAAATTGTTATTGCCTACGAAGACATAGGTAATTCTGACAAAGGTACAGCTATTGTAGGAACTGTAAGTGGCACTTCAATTAGTTTTGGAACTGCTGTTAAATTTAAAGATGATGCTGTAAGTCACGTAGCGGCTGCTTATGATGAAAAGAATCAGAAGGTAGTTGTAATATGGATGGATCAAGATAATAATGATCATGGTACTGCTGTTGTAGGAACAGTAAGCGGAACCTCTATAAGTTTTGGTGGTGAAACAGTTTATGAAGCTGCAACTTCTAGGGAAAACAAAATAATATATGACCCAGCTTCTGAAAAAATATTTATAGCTTTTAGAGATGGAGGCAACTCTAATAAAGGAACTGGTATTGTAGGTACAGTTAGTGATGCCTCTATTTCTTTTGATACTGCGTTTGTTTTTGAAGCAGGTGCAGTAGAATATTTAGCGGTAGCTAATGATCCAAGTACAGGTAAAGTTATTATTGGCTATGAAGATGAAGGTAATTCTGACAAGGGAACTGCTGTTGTCTATTCAGTACTAGCAGCTAACGTTACTTCTAAAAACTACATTGGTATGTCGAGAGGAGGAGTTTCTGAGTCTGCACTTTCAATTGGTGCTACTTCAGTTGTTAATACAGGCACTAATGGTGGACAAGCTATTGCCTACGATACAAATAGTGACAGAGTTGTAATAGCATACAAAGATACTTCTAATGGACATGGTAAAGCAGTTGTAGGGACGGTATCTGGTAGCGGTATAAGTTTTGGTACACCAGTAACTTTTAATGCAGCTAATACTACAGGTCTACAACCCAGTCATGGTATAGCATTTGACTCAAGTAATAACAAAGTGGTCATAGTTTATAAAGATAATGGTAACAGCAATTATGGAACAGCTATTGTAGGCACTGTTGATCCTTCTGACAACTCTATTAGCTTTGGCAGTGAGGCGGTTTTTGAAAGTGCTCATGCGACATTTCCAACTGTAGTTTTTGACTCTAGTAACAATAAGTTTCTTATTTCGTATTCTGATGTTGGAGATAGCTCAAAAGGTAAAGCCATTGTAGGAACTGTATCAGGCACAAGTATTTCTTTTGGTTCAGCAGCAGAGTTTGAAGCTGGGGATGTAAACCATGAAACACTAATGTCAACATTTGATAGTGCTAACAATAAAGCAGTAATAGCATATAGAGATGGTGGGGATTCAAATAAAGGTAAAGCAGTAGTGGCTACAATTAGTGGAACTTCTGTGAGTTTTGGTACTCCTGTTGAGTTTACAGAAAATGACTTTTTTCAAAGTAGCATCACGTTTGATTCAACTAGTAATAAAGTTATTATTATTTTTCCAGATCAAGGCAATTCACAGTTTGGAACTGCAAGAACAGGAACTGTATCAGGAACATCTATAAGTTTTGGAACTGCTGTAGTGTGGCATAGTGGATCAGCCCAAAGAAATAGTGTATCGTATAGCTCAACGGCTGATAAAAGTATTGTGTTTTTTAGGGACGGTGCAGCTAGTGACATAGGTAAGCTAGTAGAATTAACAGTTTCAGGAACTTCTATAACAGCTTCTTCTGCACAACAATTTTCAGCAACTACTACCTCTGCATCAAGCTCTGTCTTTGACCCTGACAATAATGTAATTGTAAATGCTTACATTGATGAAGGTAATACAACTGACCTTGAAACGGTTCAAGTTACTGGCACGACAATTAACAGAGGTCAAGTAGCAGACGGTGGCAATGCATCAATAGACATTATAGGTTCTGTATCAGACAATCAATTAAACCTCACTGCAGGACAACAATATTTCGTGCAGTCAGATGGGACAATAGGTGAGACAGCAGATAGCCCAAGTGTGTTGGCAGGTACAGCTATTTCAGCAACAGAGTTGTTAGTAAAAACTTGACATTTAAAGGTAAATGAGTTTAACTATGAGTGATATTAAACTATCTCCAGAAGAATTAGAAGAGATGCTAGATAACGCAGCTAGACGTGGTGCTAAAGAGGCACTGCGTTCTATTGGGTTACTTGATAATGATGCTCAAAAAGATATACTAGAGATGCGTAACTTAATAGAAGCATGGCGTGATACACGTAGATCAATATGGTCTACCGTAGTCAAATTAGCTACCGTTGGAGTCCTGACATTTATTGCAGGTGCGGTATGGATGACAATGGGTAAGTAAGGAATAAGGTATGTCCACAGTAGATTTAAATAATGTTCAATCAGATTATTTCAAAAGTGAAGGAGGTTTTACAACTTCTGCAAGAAATATAAATGATTTATCTGATGTAGATAAACAGGTTATTATAAATTCAGATAAACATGATACTTTAGCTGATGGTACAATTGTATTTGTAGATAAGGATGGTAGCACACAAATTGCATACGGCTCTGGTTCAGATAGTCTAGCTGTAGATAGTTCTCAATTTGATCAAGCGACTGTTCAAAAACTTGCAGATATGACTTACCTTTCTCAAAATACTGGAGTTAACAGTGCAGACTTAGCTGCCGTTTATCAAGAACTTGGGTTTACTGGCACAGATTATGAACAGAATGCAAAAAAAGATGCCCTACTTCTACAGTTTGGTTACACACCAGGTAACAATGAAAAATTTTATGGCTCTAATTCTGCTGTAGATAGAGGAGCACAGATACTTAAAGATCGTTGGGCACAAGCACCGACTGATTCTGACTTAATAGCTGCAGGTTTGAATCCTGATGATTATGTAGTTACTAATAATAATGTTGCTAATCAAGAGTATTTGTATAATCAGCTTGCAGGGACTGGCGCAACAACAGCCGCAAGCTTTGCAAATCTTAACGCAGGGCAAACAGCAGAAAGTAATAGAAAATATTTCGATGAAGTACTTACAAAAGAAGGAACAAATACATTTTGGAATCAGTTTGAAAGCCCCTCCGCTGCTGCGCTTGATATGTTGGAGTGGGACTTAGTTAAAAAACAAGTACAAGAGACACTGCCTGGTTCACCTAATACGGCTGGTTCCATATCTACTATTTCTGGTGCAGCAATACAACCTGGATATGCTGACGTAATCCCTCCTGTAGGCGGTTACATAACACCTAAAGCAAACATACCAGACTCTTATAGAAATTTTACTCCTGCTGCACCTCCAGCCGCTATGACTCCTACTTCAGGTACGCAAGCTATGAATGTACCTACTTATCAAAACTTATTTACTAATCAAGTGGGTCAGTTTGTAGATAGAGCAGACGCACAACAATCTTATTACCAACCTCAAACTATGCAAGAAAAAATGCAGCAGGGTGGTACAGCACCAGGACAGATTGAAACACGTTTATTTCGTAATGCTCAAGGTATGTCAATGTACATTACTTTTGTAGGAGGTGTTCCTCAACAGTACATACCTCCTGGTTATTTCCAAGTAGATAATCCTGCTGCGCCAACACAATCTGCTACAGTTGCTCAGGCCGCATCTCCTTTACCTTATAATATGAATCAGGGTGGAACTGTTCCTAAAAACACCACAATAGCAGGGCAACCCCACAGCCTCGCTTATATTAATCCTGACGAAGCAAAATTACTCAAACAAGTAGGGGGTTCAGGCAAACCTTCTTATGGTGGAATCCCTGCTTATAACACAGACGCAGATGCAGACGCAGATGCAGATGATGGTACAGACGATGCAACAACTGCTGTACAACAAGGTCAAGATTTAACTGTTGGTGCAAGGATTGCTGGAAATCAAGCTGATGCTATAGTACAAGCACAACGAAATTTGTTAGCTAATGCTTTTGGTAATCAAGCAGGTAACGTTGCGGCTACACAAGTTTCTACATTACAACCAGAAGCAATAGCAGGTAGTGTTATAGAATCCACTGCAGGTAGAGCCGTAGATGTAGCACCAATAGTAACTACACCTGCACAAGTAGGTCAAGTATTACAAGCAGACCCAGTAAGTGCAACAACTACACCTGCAGGTTCTGTGGCTGCACAGACTGCTGTAGGAGATATAAGAAAAGAAACTGCTAAACTAACAGCTAAAACAGGTGCTCCTACAGACACAATAACTGCACAGCAACAAACTGGATCAGCCCTTGATGAGATTAAAGCTGTGCAAGGCACTGCTATAAAAATAAATGGACCTGCAGGAAGGCAGATACAAACTGATCCTGTTACAGGTGCAAGTGAAATAATATCTGGTGCTGCTAATGCTCACACTGCAGCAACATTTTCTGAAGCAATACAACACGCTGAAGCTACACCAAGTAGACAGGCAACAGTTGCAGGTCAGCTAGAAGCATTGATGGCTGACTTTGAGGGTGGTGAGACACCTGCTTGGGCTGCTGGATCTATGCGTACCGCAATGGCTACACTCTCTGCTCGTGGTTTAGGTGCGTCTAGTCTAGCAGGTCAGGCTGTCATACAAGCTGCAATGGAAGCTGCTTTACCAATTGCACAAATGGATGCTCAGACTATGGCACAGTTTGAGGCACAGAACCTGTCAAACAGACAACAACGTGCAATGCTTGCAGCGCAGCAACGTGCTACATTTATAGGTCAAGAGTTTGATCAAGCATTCCAAGCTCGTGTATCTAATGCTGCAAAGATCAGCGATATAGCTAATATGAACTTTACGGCTGAACAACAGATAGCCCTAGAAGATTCTCGTGCTGCAAATACTATGGAGTTAAGTAACTTATCTAATAGTCAAGCTGTAGTTATGGCACAGGCTGCTGCATTAGCTAACATAGATATGGCTAACTTGAACAATAGACAACAAGCTGAAGTACAGAATGCACAGAACTTTTTACAGATGGATATGTCTAACCTTTCTAACCAACAGCAAGCTGCTATGTTTAAGTCTCAACAGAATGTACAAGCTTTGTTTACAGATCAAGCAGCAGAAAATGCGGCACAACAATTTAATGCTACAAGCGAAAATCAAACACAACAGTTTTTTAATAATTTAGCATCTCAAACCTCACAGTTTAATGCTTCTCAAGCTAACGCTATGCAACAATTTAATGCGGATCAAGCTAATACTTTGTTAGAGTTTAACGCTGATCTACAATCTGCTCGTGAAATGTTTAATGCACAGAACTATCTAACTGTTGCACAGGCTAATGCCCAATGGAGACAGGCTGTACAGACTATGAACACTGCTGCAATAAACGCTTCAAATATGGAATATGCTAAACAAGTAAATAATTTATCTCAGGCTGCATTAGATCAAATATGGATGCGAGATAGAGATATAATGGATTACGCTTGGCGATCAGCAGAAAGCTCTCTTGATAGACAAAAAAGTATTTTGATTGCGGAGATGCAAGCTCAGGCGCAAATAGATCAAGCTAAAGGTAGTGCATTAGGTAAACTATTTTCAATAGGTGGTAACTATCTTATGGCTGGCTTATTTCCAGACCAAGCAAAAATAATATTAGGTATTCAATAAGGACGTAAATATGTTTAGTAGGATGAATAATAGAGATACTTTATCTCCAGATGAACTAGTAAAATTCTTTTTATCTAGACAAAAAAGAGCAGATCTTAATAAGACTGAAGAAGATACGCCTAATGGGTTGATGCAAGAGGATATAATTGTAGAGCCATTAGAAGATCAAGAAAGCGAAGATACTTTAGACTTTCTTCAAAGAATGATTATGAGTCAATCAGGTAAAGTTGCAGAAGCTAAAGAAACTTTAGGGGAGCAGCTTGCAGATATAAAAGAAAAGGCTTTAGCTAATATAGACAATATAAAAAATACACAGCTAAAGTCTGGGCCTAATCCTTTTATAGGCGGTCCTCTTTCTCCAATGTTAACTGAAGAGGGAGTAGAGCAAGAGGTAGAGAAGATTGTTGATCCAATGTTAAGAGATCCTAAGATACTTGATATACCGCCTAAACTATTTGATGAGTCGGCACAACAAACAGAGGAGGTACTTACAGATGCAGAAATTTCTGATATTGCTACTAGTGCTATCGATGCTGCCCCTGATGCTGATGAGGTGCAGCCTACAGATGGAAAAGATTTAGAATTTTATTTAGATATAGGTAAATATGCAGAAGGTGATCATGGAGACATACCTAGTGCAACTAATGATAGTAGAGAAGCAGATAAACCTATTGAGGATCGTTCTAAAGATGTGGGGTACGGACACAAGGTAAAAGAATACGAAGAGGCTTCTGGTTTCATACATGGTATAAAGTTTAAAAATGAAGATGGTACATACATACCTTTAACTGAAGAACAAAAAATAAAAATACTAAACGCTGATATGAAAAATGAATTAAACCTAGCTCGTAAAGAAGGTTGGGATGCAAAGCTTAAAGCCATAGGAACTAAATGGGAAGAGTTAGATCCTAAATATCAAAACGCATTAAATTCGTTGGCTTATAATGTAGGCGGTCCTAAAGCAGCAAAACAATGGACTGTTGTTCTATTTGCAGCTAAAGATAAAAATCTATTAAATTTTGCTAAAGAAATGCGTAGAAAAGATAATAAAAAATATACAGCAGGGATGGATAATAGGGTTGTTAAAGAATTATACTATGCAGGTTTAATAAGTAACTTTAGCGAAGTATCCTCTGTATTACCTTTAGCTACTGCAGACGGTGCAGGAGTTCCTGAATAATGTTTGGATTACCACTAGAACTAATCACCATGTTGTTCTCCACCGTGCTAGGTGGGGTAATGTCTATTTGGGGGCAGTCAATAAAAGCTAAACAAGCACAGAATGACATGCTCATGGAACGTGCTAATTTTAGAAAGAACGCAGTTAAAGAAGCTCGTGATGCAGGTAAGAATGATTCACACTTTGCATGGACACGTAGACTCATAGCTTTATCTGCTGTGTTCTCTATAATTGTATTGCCAAAGCTAGTTGCTGTATGGTATCCTGAAGTGAGTGTGTATGTAGGATACACCGAAGCCACTGGCGGTTTTATGAGTTGGTTGTTTGGACCAGAGGAAGCTATACAGTGGAAGATGGCACAGGGCTTTGTAATCACACCACTAGACACACACATTGTATCAGCCATAGTAGGATTATACTTTGGCGCTGGATTTACTAAATAGGAAATAATAAAATGGTTCACCCACTAGAAGCACCAATACCAGGACAGTCTTTAACATCAGAACCTAAGAACGTACCTTGGGAATATCCTGCAAGGATAACAGATCCTATGGACGCATTAGAGTTTCATATGAAGCAACTGACAGACGAAAATACTGTAGACAATATAATGGAAATGCTAGAAGTTGGCATACCTATTTCAGTTGTAGCCAGTTCTATGCTTACAGTAGCCGTGATGGATGGTGAACATTCTGTGGATGTAAAGCTTATAATAAAACCTTTCGTAGAAAATCATATTAAATCTTTAGCGGAAGTAACAGGTATAGATTATAAAATGTCAATGCGTGATTATGATGATACTAGTGAAGCAGAAAGAAAACGTGAGGCTAGTGTGCTAGAAGCTAAGATTAGAAACATGACAGAAAAAGTTAAGCCTAGCACTATGGATGAAGGTGACAGAATAACAGAACAAACACAACAAGAATTAATGAAAGTTGAAGAGCCTGAAACAGGGGGCATGTCTCCTGAACCAAAAGGTCTTATGTCTAAGGAGAATATGTAATGGCTATTAGAGGTGCGTTTGGGGCAGGTTTAGCCGAAGGGTTTGTCACTGGTATACAAGAAGGTATAGAAAAAAGATCAACTAGATTTGATCAAATATTTGATGAGTCTTTAGAGTCAGCTAAAAGACTTGCTCCCAAGTATGCTAAATCAAAAGCAAGTGCGGATGCTGCTGTAGAAATGATGAATGCGTTTGGTCAAGAGTACGGCATCACGCCAGAAGAGTTTATTGCTATGGCTCAAACATATGATGTTACACAGATATACTCTGCTGTGGCAGAAGCAGAGGCTAAGATGCCAGAGGGTGCAACTCTAGATAAAGCAAAAATACTTGGCCCTCTAAACATACCTAGCAACATAGAGTTACCAGAGGGTATGTCTAAAGAGGAAGCTGTACGTAGTATCTTTATGGGCTACGCTAATAATTTAGCAGAAGATCCAACAGATAAGTCTGAAGGTAAGGCAAGTACTTCTTGGGGTAAAGCATTAGCTAGTACACTAATGATCAATCCTCGTAACCAAGCTGATGATATGCTTAATGCAATGTCAGTTATGGGTGTGCCGTATAAAGACTTGATGTTGTACCAAGCAGCAGCAGGTGAGAGATATAAACCTTTGGCTGGAGTTTCTGGTAAACCTATATACAACATTGATATAACTGATTATCAAGATGATGATTACACTAGAACAGCAAATAATTTTAGGACTACTTTCTCACGTACATTTGCAGGTACAGAAGATTTAAGTCTTGCAGATGCTACAACTATGGAGTCAGCTTTAGCATCTTTAGGATTAGAGAACGAGTCAGAGTTAAACACTTCATTGATTGCTGGTGGTAACACTATGGCAGACATTGAGCTAAGACTCGCTACAACGTATGGGCATGAAAGTTCTAGAGTAAGAAATGCAGCTTTGTATAAGCTAGCATCTTACATAGAAACTGCTTCAGACTTTAAAGCGTTTAAGGAAGCTGAAAAAGATGGCAATGCATCACGTTTAATTAGTGAGTCAATAAATAGACATGGTGTGTTGACTGAAGAATACATCAACATGATATTAGGAAATGAAGCTGAACTACCTGAAGGTGGTAAAGGTGGTGATGAAGGTGGATCAGACCCATCTCTAAATTTAAGCGGTCAAATGGGTGGTGAAGACACTGCGTCTGAACAGCTATCAGGAACGATACCAACTGTATCAGAGGCAAACGATGACCTAATTAAAACAGGTGGTGGCTCTGAACAGTCAGAAGTAGATGATATGATTGATGAGATACTTTCTAATGAAGAAGAGACAGAAGAAGGGGAACGTTTTGCTGCTGCAACAGGATCAGAAAAAGCAGGAAGAAGAATAGATAAAGTAGATGCATACAGAGAAGCAGCTTCTAAAATTACTTATGAAGAGTATCAAGAAATGAGTCGTAGCGAAGCAAGAGAAGCAGGGCTACCTGCCACAGGGTTTGAAAGTGCAGAAGCTTTTGGCATCTTAAATCCTAAGCAATACTTTAAAGGTGGTGCAGAGCAAATAGACACAGGCATTGAAAAAGATACTACTTTAACTGGTAATGCTAATGCTATAGCTAGTGCAGCCATTAAAGTAGCTAATGAGTTAGCAGATGAGTTTCCTGATATGAGTATCTTCTTAGAAGACGATGCACCTTTAGAGGATTGGCTAGATCAAAATAATATACCAGCAAATGATCAAATGATACGTATGATAAAAACTATGATTAAAGTAAAACAAAAAAATCTAAAAGAAGATCCAGCGAGTGAATTAGATGAGTGATTACTACACACCTGAAAAGATGCAAGATAAAAAACTATCTGATTTAAAAAAAGATAGATCCTTTCTTGCAGATGCAATCACCTTTCTTAAAAGCGACAGGAAAGGTTACACTGATGAAGAGATAAGAAAAAAGTCAGCTAGTGATATTACATACGATATTCTAGAACACTTCCGTATAATGAATACAAACGAAGTAAGCATGGGTAGAGATTACTTTTTTGTAAGTGATAACAACGTAAAAGAAACAGATAAGCAAGCTTATGCAAGACTGTACTCAGCTTTTGATGTAGCTAAAGGCGAAGGTCTACTAGACAATAGGGGTGCTAAGATATTTGATTACGTAGAAGGTGTCGCTACAGCCCCATCTACTTTTGCATCTGTTGCAGCAATACCTCTCACTGGTGGAACTGGTACTGCTGCTATACAAGCCTCTAAAGCTGGTACATTAGAAGGACTAAAAGCCTTAACAAAAAATCTTATCAAGCGAGGTGTCATGGCATCTACCCTTGAGGGATCTGTTGCTGCGTCTGCACAGCTAGGCGAAGAGATAATTAAACAAAAAGCTAAGAAAACTATTGGTGAAGACTACAAAGTAAGCAAAGGTAACATAGCTTTAGCAGGTGCTACAGGTTTTACATTAGGTGGTGCAGGTTATGCAATACCAGCTAGGCAACAATACAAAGGTGCTAAGAGACTTATAGATACTGTAAAAGTAGGTGATGCAGCTAAGACTGCAAGACATGCTTCTGCTGCACAAAGAGCAGTAGACGATTTACAGAAACACGCTTCAACAGCAGAGGGTAGACGTTACATACGCTTCACTAAAAACAAACTACTAGCAGCTATTGATCCTAAACTTGTTGAAGAGGGTATGTCAGCTAAGATAAACATACTTAGTAAAGACTTGCCTGATGGACTTATTGGTGGACTAGACAGACAAACTATACAAAGACTAGGCGCTGCAGCCGTTGAACTAACACGTACTATAAAGTCTTACAACCCAGAGTTTAAGCCTGAGAAAGGCATGAGAGTTACAGAGTTTCTTGCCAACGCAATTGATCAAGGCTTTGGTGTAGATATGTTTGATAG